GGATAATATGACAGTAAAAGAGTGTAGCAAATTAATTTATGTTCTGGAAGAGATACTTGAATGGCAGGAGAAAAGAAAACTGAAAAAATCTAATTTGGAGGTTGAGAATGTGGGAATGTAAATATTGTGGTGGAATAGTAGGAGCTAAAACATATCAAATAGAGGAATTAGATAAAAAAGGAGAATTTACAGGAAATAGTTTAAATCATTTTGATGTTGAAAGTTATCAATGTTCTGAATGTGGAGAGTATTCAGATGAACTTGAAAATATTGCTAATTGGGAGGAAGATTAATGAAAGAAATTAATATAACAAAACACGCTTTAATGAGATATGCTTCAAGAGTTCACAAAGCTAATATTGTAAGTGACCGAACTTGGGATATCTGGAAAAAAGCAAATGAAGAGAAAATTCAAGAATTAGAAACAAATTTAAAATTTGAATTAGGAAGACTAGAATATATCTGTACTGCTTCTTATGATAAACATAAAAAAGCTGAATTCTATATAAATAAAGAAAAAATGATGACTTATGTAATTGTAGAATCAAATTTAGTTACTTGTTATCCTATAAATTATGACTTAGATGCTGAAGGGAACAAGGCAATTTTAGATATTTTACTAGAAAACTTAAAAAGAGCTAAAATTGCTGAGGATAATTTTGAAGATAATTACTTCAAAGAAAGGGATAATTTAAAGCAAGAAAAAGAATTAATTCAAGCAGAGATAGAACTTTTAAATTCTAAATTAAAAAAATTACAAGACAGAAAAGCAGGAATTGAAAGTAGACAACTTGAAATAATTGGAGAACAACAAGAACTAAGAGATCTTATAAAAGTCGCAGAAGAAAAAATAGTAAGGAGTAAATTAGCACTATAATTATAAGGTGATAAAATGGAAAGTACTGAAATTTTGGAGCTAATAAGTAAAGCTAAGGCGGGGGACAATGAAGCTACTGAAACTATTATTGAAAAGTATTTGAATGCGGTTAGAAAAATAAACAACAAATGGGGTGGAACTGATGATGGATTCCAAGAAGGGATTTTAGGGATATATCAAGCAATAAAGAATTTTGATGAAAGATTTAATATAAAATTCTTAACATATCTTTATTATAATGTTGAATCAAAAATCAGAAAATTCATTGATAAAGAGAGATACAGAGTTCCACAATATGTGATTGAAGGAATAAAAAAAGGTGAACGAGAACGATTACAATTTTCAGAAATAGAAAATTTTCAAATAGAAGACAATAGTGTAGATTTGAAAGCAACAGAAAGTAAAGTCTTTATAGAAAATATTATTTCTTGTTGTAATAGCAGAGAAAAAGAGGTATTAAAACTCTTGTTTATTGAAGGATATAATGGAGAGGAAATAGCTAAAAAACTGGGAATAACAAGACAATATATATATAATATAAAAAATAAAGCATTTAAGAAAATTAGAAGAAAAATAAGAGAGGTTTAACCTCTCTTATTTATATTTACAAAAAATAGCTCTTATGGTATATTAAACTAGAAGGAGGGATAAATATGGCTAAAAAATATATAACTGTGGCTCAGGCTTCAAACAGATTAAATGTTTCAATAGGGACAATATACAATTATTGTAAAACAGGCACATTGGGTTATAGATGCATAAAAACTTCAAAAAGATATACATGGCAGATTGATTTGGAAAGTTTAGAGCTATTAGAAAAAGAAAGTACATATAAAAGTTCTCTCCAAATAAAAAAAGATTTACAATATAGCCTATTCTAAAAGAGTTCAAATACTCTTTTTTTTATGTTCAAAGAGAATAAAAAAACTTGAAAAAAAAATATATATATTTTGAAAAAACACTTGCAAAAATCAAAAAGATATGATATAATAAATACATAAGGAGGTGAAAAGATGAGTAAAAAGCAGAAAAAGCCAAAGAAAGGAGGGAAAAAATTAAATAAAAAAGAGCTACTACAAATGATAATCTTAATACTCGAACTTCTGGTCGTTGTTATTGAGCTAATAAAGATAATCATAGAGTAATAGCTAAGCAGTTGAGGGATAACAACCCTCCCTGCTTATATATTATATCAATTTTTACTCGTTGAATCAATGAAAAATATTTCAATTTTAACATTATCAATAATAGTATCAGCACTTATATTACTAAATTTTTATTTTAAAAATTTAGTATTAGCTATAATCATATTAGTATTATGTATTTATAATTTAATTAGATGGATTAAATTAAAAAAATAAAAGGAGAGAATTATGGCATCAGGTGGAGCAAGAGAAGGAGCTGGGAGGAAAAAACTAGATGCAAATAAAAAGAAACTTAATAAAACTTTTAGAATTGATCCCAAGCTTTTCAAAGAGATAGAGTCAAAATATCCAAATGAAAAATTGACAAATATAATAGAAAAGGCATTAATTGAATACTTAAAGAAAAATTAAATAACTATTAAAAAGCACATCATTTGATGTGCTTTTTTTATTTTTACAATTTTTATAATCTTTGCAAATTTTGTAACATTTGCTGACTAAAGAAGTTATAAGGAATGTAGAAAGAAAAAATAAAAAGGAGTACTAAAAATGGCAAGAATAAAACCTCCATTCGCATATTTTGGGAGCAAAGGGAGATTCTATAAAGAAATTAAGGAAATTTTTAAAAAAAATTATAGAGCGAATTTTATTGATTTATTTGCTGGAGCTATGGAGATTCCATTAAGCTTCAAGAATGAATTTGATAATTTAAAAGTTTTAGCTAACGTAAAAGATGAAAAGATTGAATGTTTTTTAAAAGAAAACGCTTTAGAAGTCTATAAAAAGGGGCTTGAATATATTAAGCATGATTTGAGAGAAAATGCTAGAGATATATACAGTAATAACAAAGATAAATTTGAAGAGGAAAATAGAATATTTAAAAACATCTTTTCTGAATGCTGTCCATGCTGTGGGAAAAAATTGAAAAATAAAAAAAATCATGAAATTTTTAACAATAATGAAAAGATGGTTTTAAAGATTTTGATGGCTTTTGGAGGATGTAGTACAAGTTTATCAAATTCTTTTTACTCTCCTCAAAAACTAGAAACTTTAGAAATTTATCTAAAATCATTGAAAACAATTGAAATTACAAATAATTTATTCGATGAAAACATGGAATTTAAAGATAGCTTTATATTTTTAGATCCTCCGTACATCCAAAAAATAAATAAAGAAGAAGAACAATTCATTGGCTATAACTATGCTAGTGATAAAGGAATTCATTGGTCAGTTAAAGATGACAATAGATTGATTGAATTTATAAAAAGAAATCAAAATAAAAATAATGTGTTTCTTGTTTTTGGAAGTGTAAATAATAATTTATCAAGGTTATTAAAAAATAATTTTGAATGTGAATTTATTGTAAAGGAATATAAAAGGGTAACATTTGGAAAACTAGCAGAAAAAGCTGAGTATTTCTGCTTAATAAAATAAAAATATGGAGGTGTCTTTATGAAGTTAGAACTCGTACAAGCTAAAAGAATGTATGCAGATAATAAAAGTATTGATGAAATAGCTAGTGCTTTAAATAAGAGTAAAGGCACTGTTTACAGATGGATAAAAGAACATAAAGAAGAGTTTGAAGAAGCAAGAAAGTTAAAAGAATTATCAGTTGATGATATGGGTGAAATCTTAGATGAAGCACATAAGAAAATGCTTTTAAATATTATTGAAAATCCTGAAACATTAGTTGATCCAAAGGTTGCTGATTCACTTATTAAAATCGCAAATGTATTAGAAAAAATGGATAAAAGAAGAGAAAAAGAAAAGAAAGAAAAACAACAAACTGAGGAAGAAGAGAGAGGGGTGTTAATAGTTGATGACATCAAGGAAGAAGAGAAAACAACTTAAAATATCAGACTTATTAACCCCTAAATTTTATCCACTTTATTTAGCTTGGAAAAGTAATAAATACACTCGTTTAGTTTGCAAAGGTGGAAGGGGTTCAGCAAAATCAACTAATATTGCTTTGATTTTAGTTGTTGATTTAATGCAATATCCCGTCAACACGATTTGCTTTAGAAAAGTAGGAGAAAATCTTAGAAAATCAGTGTATGAACAAATTAAATGGGCTATTAAATTTTTAGGAGTAGAGGAATATTTTGAATATAAACTTAGTCCACTCGAAATTATCTACAAAGAAAGAGGTAATAAATTTATATTTATGGGAGTAGATGACCCACAAAAAAGTAAATCTATAAAAGAGGCTCAATTTCCTATTGCTCGCTACTGGTTTGAAGAACTTGCAGAGTTTAAGAATGAAGATGAAGTTGAAACAGTTTTAAATTCAATATTTAGAGGTAAGTTAGAAAAAGGGCTTATATATAAAGGCTTCTTTTCATACAACCCTCCTAAAATGAAGCATAACTGGGTAAACAAAAAGTATAACTATTCTTTTATAGAAAATAATGTATTTGTACATCATTCAGTATACTTAGATAATCCTCATATATCTGAAGAGTTTATAAAAGAAGCTGAAGCAGTTAAGGCAAAAGATGAAACAAAGTATAAACTTGTGTATATGGGTGAACCAATAGGCAATGGACTTGTTCCATTTCCTAATTTAGAAATAAGAGAAATAGAAGCTTCAGAGATTGCAGGACTTGAAAAATTTAGAAATGGAGTTGACTGGGGTTATGGAGTTGATCCACTAGCTTTTGTAAGATGGGGATATGATAAAAAGAAAGGTATTATTTATGCACTAGATGAGTATTATGGAGTAGGTTTAAAAAATAGAAATCTAGCAAACTATATTCTTTCAAAAGGTTATGATGAGTTGGTTATGTGTGATAGTGCTGAGCCTAAATCTATAGATGAATTGAAGGAATATGATATAAGTGCATGGGGTGCAAAAAAAGGTGCTGGAAGTGTTGAATATGGTGAAAAATGGCTTTCTGATTTGGAAGCTATAGTGATAGATCCAAAAAGAACTCCAAACATATCAAGAGAATTTGAAATGATTGATTACGACACTGACCGTGAAGGGAATCCTTTACCTCGTTTGTGTGATTCAAACAATCATACGATAGATGCAACAAGATACGCATTTTCTAATGATATGAAAAAAGGGAAGTGGGTATATGAGTATTAAAGAAATTTTTAGAAATTGGTTTTTCAAAGATTGTTCAGTAATGACTGGAGATGGGAAAAACTTTGAAGCAGCTGAATATATATCAACAATATGGGAACAACCTGGTTTCATGTTACCAATTAAGAAAAAAATAAAAGCTTGCCAAAACATTGAAATGGGTATTTATACAGGAAAAAAAGATGGGAAGAAAAAAGTGGATAATCATATTTTGAATAATTTATTTAAAATGATTAATCCTAATACATCATTCCAAGATTTCATAGATTATTTAATAGTTTGGTTAGAAGGTTCAAATAATGGAGTTTTATTAGAGCTTATAAAAGGATTGCCCTCACTTGCTCCTGATTTATATATACACTCACCAAATAATTTTACAGTGTATTTTGAAGGTAGAAGGATAAGAGAAATAAGAATACATAATCCAGCTAAGATAATAACTGGAGACGAATTAAAGAATTATATGTGGCTTAGTTCTCCAAACTATAACAACATAATTGATGGAGTTAGTGGAAATGGAATAGGACAAGGAAGAAGCAAACAGAATGCATTAGCAATATTTGGAGCTTATTTATTCAAGGCTTGGAAATGGAACTGGAGCTTGGCAAATAATTTAGGAAAGCCAGGAGGAATACTTCAGACAGAAGGTGCAGTAGATAAGGAAGATAGAGAAGAAATAAGAAGTAAATATTCAGCTCACTATGCTGGAGCTGAGAATGCAGGTAGTCCTTTAGTACTTGGTTCAGGGCTTAAATATCAGGATACTTCAAAAGCTCCTATTGATGCGGACTGGAGTGTGGCAGAACAAAAAGCACATGAAAGAGCAGCTATAGCTGCTGATGTCCCAGTTGAATTAGTTGGTGGTGGTGATTCGACTTATCAAAACAGAAAACAAGCTAAAAAAGAGTTGTATAGAGAAGCTGTAATTCCATTCTTTAATAATTTAAAAAATTGGCTTAATTACTTATTAAGTGATTATTTAAAAAATGGCGAGTATGTAGACTATGACTTATCTGGAGCAGATGAATTAAAAGATGATATAGCGGATATTATTCAAAAGTTGGAACCTCTTAAAAATAGAGTAACTATAAATGAATATAGAAAGATTATATCAGAACTTACAGATTTAAGTTTAGAACAATTAAAAGGAGGAGATGTCTTACTTATAAATGGTGGAGATATGACACTCGAAGAAATTACAGAGCCAACAACAACAGAAGGCGAAAAGGCTGAGGATGTATGAAAAAGGAAGTTCAAAAAATAAAGGCAATTAAAGCACTAGAAAGAAGACTCAGTGCAAGGAATAAGAAAATTATAGAAAAAATATTCGTTGAACTAAGAGATAAAGTAATTGCAGATAATTCAAAATCTTATGATGTAAAAATGATAATAAATATTGATTATGAATGGCTTTTAAAAAAGTTTAAAAGTGGACTTGAAGTAATTTATCTATATACATTCGAGGAGACTTTTAAGGGCTTTCAAAACATCTACAAAAAAGTAATAAAACCTAAAACTATAAAAGGTATTAGAGATTATTTTTTAAAAAATTGGAATACAAAAAATGCTGGAAAACAAGCAACTAAAATGACAGCAACAACAAAAAATATTTTAAATAAGATAATTACAACAGGACAAGAAGAAGGCTTGTCACATAATGACATGGTAAAAGAACTGGTAAAAAATATCAATGGAATGACAGAACAAAGAGCCAGCACAATAGCAAGAACTGAAACAAGTAAGAGCATTAATACAACAAGTTATGAAACTGCTAAGAATGTGATGAAAGAAAAATGCTGGATACATGTTGGTGGAAAAAAAACATACAGACCACACCATAAAGCTATAAGTAATAAATGGGTGGATATAAATTATAAGTGGAAGTTAAAAAATGGTGTGGAAGCAGACTACCCACACCAAGATACTTTGCCAATTTCTGAAATTGTGAGATGCAGTTGTTTAATTATTTTTAGATAAAAGGAGTAGGTATGTCAAAGAAAAAGATAAAAAAAAGAATTACTTTTTCTGATGAAACTTTAAATTTTACTTGTGAAATTGAAAAGTTTAAGGAAGAAGAAGGAGAACCTGGAAAATTTACAGGAATACTTGTAAATATGCAAAATGACAGTCTTGCAAAAGGTATTTATAGATTTAAAAAAGGAAGTATGCAAGGAAATAATGGGAAGACTTTACTTCTTTTATACAATCATTATGGTGAACTTTTACCAGTTGGGAAATTGGTAGGAGAAGAAACAGAAAAAGGGTTTGAAGTTATGGGAGAATTCCATTTATCAAAAGATGATAATGGTAATTATATAAATCCTGAAGCTGTAAAATTATATTCACTTATGAAAGAAATGAAACTACCTTTTGAAATGTCGGTAGGTGGAAATATTGTAGATTATAAAGAATATAGTGAAAATGGCAAATATTATATAGATATAAATAAATTTGAAGCTCATGAAGGAAGTTTGACACCTAAAGGTGCTGTAAAAGGAAGTAAAGTGACAAGAGTTTTTAATAAAGAAAATGGAGGAATAGGACAAATGGATAAGGAACAATTAAAATTATTGATGGCTGAATTATTAGCAAACTTTAAAACTGAATTATTAGAAGCAGGAACACCTGAAGAAATTAAAAATTTACCTATTAAATTCAATGAAATTAATTCAAAATTTGAAGAAATAAAAACTGAATTAAATGGTGAATTCAAAGCAGAAATTGAAAAACAAATGAATGAATTCAATGAAGTCATAAAAAGTTTAAAAGCTGATTTTAAGCCGACAAAAAAAGAAGTGACAGTTGCTGAACAATTTAGTGCAATGATTCAAGAAGTAGAAAAGAATGGAAAAGCAGTAGAAACTGTTTTTAATTCAGAGAGTGAAATAAAGTTTGCAGCAGATCCAGCTACTACAAGTAACTCAGAACATACTATTAAAACACAATATGTAAATACATTACTTGAAAGATTAGTTGCACAAAATTCAGCACTTGGAGATATAAAGTTTATTCCAATAGTAGATGGAAGCCTTACAATTCCGAGAGAAGTTGCTGGACTACCTGAAGTTGGATGGATAGGAGAAGAAGGGAACAGGGAAGAGACTTCTGCTCCAAAAACAGATCATGTAGTTATTACATTACATTCATTATATGCAATGCCAAAAGTAACTAATAAGCTATTAGCTACTAATTTTGTGGGGTATGCTAACTTCTTAGTTAAAAGAGTTGAATATGCTTTATCTTTAAAATTAGCAGATGCTTTATTTTATGGAACAGGGACAAATATGCCTACTGGAATTTTACAAGACAGCAGTGTAACACAAGAAGTTGAAATTGATTCAACTGACGACACTACATTTGTAGATTCTTTAATAGATGCTTACTATGCTTTAGATGAAGATGTAGCAAGAAACGCTAAATGGTATATGACTTCTGAAACTTGGGCAGCTATTGCAAAATTGAAAAATAAACAAAAAGATTTCTATATAACTGACTTAAATAATG